CATATCACCAGAGATTATTGAGTTCTACAAACAGACCTATCAACAAGACCCCATCCAAAAACGTGGGTTTGACAACAACATATGGGTATGGCAACAACCAGATTACACCAAATTCTACATTGTAGCAGCTGACGTTGCTCGTGGTGATGGTTCCGACTACTCTACCTTCCACGTTATTGATGTTGAAGCGTCAGAACAGGTCGCAGAATACAAAGGTAAGATAACACCCAAGGACTTTGGTAACCTTTTGGTCGCTATTGCCACCGAATATAACGATGCAATCATAATTCCAGACAACGCAAACATTGGTTGGGCCGCAATACAACAGATTATTGACCGTGGATACCAAAATCTCTTCTATATGAGTAACGATATGAAGTATGTAGACACAATGCACCAGATGCACGGTCGTTATTACGCTGAAGAAAAGAAAATGGTTCCCGGATTTACCATTTCACAACGAACAAGACCTCTTTTAATCGCTAAATTAGAGTCTTATATGAGAGAACAGTCAATTACCGTCCATTCTAGTCGTATGTTGACCGAATTAGAGACATTTATCTGGAAAAACAGCAAAGCCGAAGCTCTAGATGGGTATAATGACGACCTTACCCTTGCATTAGCCATTGGTTTGTGGGTTAGAGACACCGCATTACGCTTACGACAAGAAGGAATTGAGTTAAACAAGCAAATGTTGGGTGGTATCTCAGGTCACCAGACCAAAGCAGTCTTTACCGCTAAAGATTACAAACCAGAAAACGAATGGAAAATCCAGATTGGTCAAAATGAAGAAGAAGATTTACGATGGTTACTACGATAACTAGATACTTATATAAAACGACAGTTATTTTAACCTAATTTAATGGTAAATGAAATGGACAGAAATACTTTAATCTCTATCATTCAGGAAGAAATTGAAGAGGTCATGAAAGAACGCGAAATGACTTCTGGTCAAGAGGATAAAAAGGAACGAATCGTAAAAGATTTAAAAAAGAAAGTTCCTTATCTCAAGAAAAAATATGGCGATAAATGGAAATCAGTAATGTATGCTATCGCTACAAAAAGTGCTATGGGAGAAGCCCTTGACCCAGTTGGAAAAGAGGATGATGATGTTGATAATGATGGAGATACCGATAGTTCTGATAAATACCTAAAGAAGCGTAGAGCTGCCATTGGTAAGGCAATGAAGAAAGAAGAACTAGACCCCGTTGGTCAAGAAGACGATGATGTTGATAACGACGGAGATAGTGATAGTTCTGACAAGTATCTTAAGAATAGAAGAAAGGCTGTAGCAAAAGCTATGAAAGAGTCAGAAGATATGACTGACAGAGAAGTTGATAATAGAGAGAAAATCGCCGATAGACTAATGAAAAAGAAGGCAGATTTCAAAAAACGTTATGGTGATAAATGGGAAGATGTATTATACGCAACTGCCACCAAATTAGCTATGAGTGGTGATACAGGAGACGAAGAATGATTAAACTAAGTGACTTATTAAGTGAAGACCACAAGGACACACTTCACAAGGGGAAGTCAAAGTCAGGTCTAGATTGGGATGCCGACAAGGATAATCCTAAAGAAGACTTATCTAAGTTAGAGAACACACTTGAAACTGAAGACTTGGTTGAAATGTATGAGGGTGAAGACCTTGACGAGAGGCAGTTAAAAGGGTATATTAAATCTATACATAAAATGGCAGCCGAACTCTACAATGTTTTAGAAGATACCGATGACCCAGAAGAGTGGGTTATGGAAAAGGCAAAACAATGTGATAGTATGCTACACGCTATTCATGGTCATGTATCTTATGCAAAAGATAAGGACAGAGTTTCTGAGTTAGAAAGAGAAACCCGTGACCAAGTAAGAGAAAGAGGCTACTAAAGGATTTAATAAATGGCAGATACATCTTTATTTAGAAGATTAAAGCGCTTATTTTCTGGTCAAGCTGTAATTAGAAATATCGGTGGTAAGAAACTCAAGGTTTCCGATACATCTAAAATTCAGTCATATGGAACCAGAAACTTAATTGACCGATATCACAGAATTCACAATGCTGGTCAATATGGATTTAGTGCTCAAAGTAATTACGATATGTATTCAGCTTTCCAACAAGCTAGATTACAACTATTTCGTGATTATGACTTGATGGATAATGACCCAATTATCGCATCAGTTCTAGATATATACGCAGATGAGTCAACGGTCAAAAATCCATTTAATGAAATCTTAACAATTAAATCTGACAACGACCAAATACACGAAATCCTAACTAATCTATTTTACGACATATTAAACGTTGAATTCAATCTCTGGCCTTGGACAAGAAATATGTGCAAGTATGGAGATTTTTATTTATATCTAATGATACACCCAGAACACGGTGTTATGAATGTTGTTCCATTATCTGTATATGAAACAACAAGAGTAGAAGGTGACCTAGAAACTGGTAATCCATTTGCGGTCACCTTTAAACTTGATAGTGAACATTCTGTTGTTCAAAAGAAAGACTTTGAAAACTACGAAATTGCTCACTTCCGTCTTCTTTCCGATTCAAACTTCCTACCATACGGAAAGTCAATGTTAGAAGGTGGACGCAGAATCCACAAACAACTCAAGTTGATGGAAGACGCAATGCTTATTCATCGTGTTACCCGCGCTCCCGATAAGAGAATATTTAAGGTAGATGTGGGTAACATCCCCCCGGGCGAAATTGACACATTTATGGAACGCATTATCAATAGTGTCAAGAGACAACCATTGGTTGATGGTCAAACTGGTGACTATAATATGAAGTATAATATGCAAAACATATTGGAAGACTTCTATTTCCCAGTTCGTGGTAAAGATAGTGGAACCACTGTAGAAAACCTAAGCGGTCTTCAGTTCAATGCAATTGAAGATGTTGAGTATCTACTACACAAGTTGATGGCTGCCTTTAAAGTTCCAAAATCATTTATTGGATACGAAGAAGACACAAGTGGAAAGGCTACATTAGCCGCACAAGACGTTCGTTTTGCAAGAACAATTGAACGCATCCAACGTATCGTGGTCAGTGAACTTAACAAGATTGCTATTGTTCATCTTTACACACTTGGATATCGTGACGAAGAGTTGGTTGATTTCAGCCTCTCACTAACAAACCCATCTATGGTTTACGAGATGGAAAAAATTAATCTATGGAAAGAGAAAGCTGCCCTCGCTGACCAATTGGTTCAGGGTAGATTTGTTTCCCGTGAGTGGATTTATAAGAATGTTCTTGGTGTCACTGAAGAAGACATTATCATTGAACAGGCCAGTGTTATTGATGACGCTAAGTTTGAAGGTCAAGTTCAGAAGGTTACACAAGATGTTCTCAACCCACCACCCCCACCAGAAGCGGCTCCCGAAGGTGGTGCTCCGCCAGAAGGCGCTCCTCCCGTTGAGGAAGACGAAGATATTTACAATGCCGAAAAAGCACTTGATGATGTTGAAACATTATTAGCCACTAGAAAGAAAATGGGTAGACCACCAGAAGGTCACAAGTATGGAACCGACAAAGATAAGTTAGGTCGTGACCCACTTGGATATAAAGAAATATTGGGTGCTATGGATGTATTACCAAAAAATAAGAAAGCTGGTAAATCATACGTAGACCCAAGATTACGAGAAGCATTGAAAGATTTAGATTTAAACCTAGATACTACTGATAGTGGTTTATTAAAAGATTAATGTTTTGGTGATGATAGACAATATTTAATATATAGACTTAGTGTAGGAAGACTATGAGTATAAAACACAGTAAATACAAGAATACCGGAATACTTTTTGAATTACTAACCAGACAAATTGCGTCTGATATTTTAGCAGGTGTTAAAAACTCCAAGGCCATTCCCGTAGTAGAACGATATTTTAATAAGCACAAGGAATTGGGCAAAGAATTAATTTTATATCGTTCTTTTTTTAGTGGTAAAAAGTTATCCGAAACTAATGCTCTAGATTATATTACTGCACTAACAGAACAAAGAAAGAACTTAGATACAAGAAAGCTAAGAGAAGAAAAATATAATCTAGTAAAAGAAATCAAAGACAATTACGATTTACAAAAGTTTTTGTCAAATCGTGTTCCTTCATATAAAATTTATGCATCAGTGTATAAAATCTTTGAGTCTGCACAACAAGGATATACATACGAAAATGTTCAAGAACTAAGTGAGTCAAAATATACCTTAGTTGAGTATCTTTGTGGTGAGGTTGAAAACAAACAAATCGTGGTTGAGAGCGAGGTGGTCAATACTTTAAGAGAACAAGAAGAAGACCTAAGATTATTAACCTATAAAATGATTCTAGAAAAGTTCAATAAAAAGTATAAGAACCTAAATGAACACCAAACTAATCTATTAAAAGAGTATTTGAATAATGCTTCTGACACCCAGTATTTATTAAACTTGGTCAAAACAGAATCTATTATTCTATCAAGAGAACTAAAGTCAAAAGTTAAAAATGTGCATAATGAAGTAGAACAAATTAAATTACAGGAAGTTGTAAAGCAATTAGATGGCTTTCAAACTCTCAACCACGTTAAAAATAATCACTTAACCGCTCTAATGATTGGTTATGAACTAAACAGTCAGTTAGATAATTTCCAAAGTCATGACTGAAGAAGAATTTAGAAAGTTAGTAAGAGAGATATTAGAAGATGAGATAGAAGAAATCAGTACTACTGCTAGTGTTGCTGTTTACTCTACCCCACACGCGTTCACGGGAAATAAGAAAAAAAATAAAGACAGACAAAAAAAGACCGCCAAAAAAAGTGGTTACAAATTAGCCGAATCGGTTAACAAACTTGACGAAGCAGTTTCAAGGTATAACAGATTTAAAAATGACCAAGAAAAAACATCTCGTCAAAAGATTGGGTTATCAATAAGAGAAGCAAAAAAAGCTATAAAAGAAATAGACAGACAATTAAAAATATTAACAAGATATAAAAATGAGTTCCGATATAGCACGGACCACTACTGGAAACGTACTTTAAAGGATATTTATACTATTGAGAGGAAAGTACTGAAAATTTCCCAACGTCTCAGGGAGTTAAAATCATGAGCAAGCTTTTAGTAGAAACAAATTTTATTCAATATGACAGTAATGTCATCGCAGAGGCTAGAGACGTTTCTAGACCTCTCGTTTTACGTAATGTGGTTCTACAAAGAGCTAACGCCAAGAACCAAAATGGTCGTGTTTATCCAAGAGAAATCTTAATGAAAGAAGTTGCTCGTTATAGAACTGAGTTTGTAAATGAAAACAGAGCACTCGGTGAACTTGACCACCCAGAAAGCCCAGTAGTTAACCTAAGAAATGTATGTGCCAATGTTACCCGTATTGATACAAAAGGTGACGATGTAGTTGGTGATATGCAGATTCTCTCAACACCTGCCGGAAACATTGTTCGTGAGTTGGTCAAGAACAATATTCGTCTTGGTGTTAGTAGTCGTGGTGTTGGTTCGGTCAAAAATATGGATGAAAATACATTAGAGGTTCAAGACGACTTCAACCTTATTTGTTTTGATGTTGTTTCCAATCCATCTACACACGGCGCATTCATTAACGAATCCGTAACTCCCGGTCAAGTCCAAGTTCTTATGAATCTTGATTCTCTTATTCACGATTTCTTATCCGAAGTAAGATGACAAAAACCGAAGTCCTCTCCCGTCTAGAAACCCTCAACGAAGGGTCATATACCAGAAAGGTATTAGATAAACTAGGCGATAGAATTATGGATAGTCTAGCAGAATACATTGCTAGTAATCCTGACTTTGATGTAAAGAACTTTTTTGATACTCATAAACAACTACAAGAGTTTGAGGTCTTAGAGCAACAGCTCCACCAAATGGCAGACAACAGAGTATCTGGTGAAATCAATGGTCAAATGATTGATGGTTTCTCTGCTTATATGGTGTCTAATGTGTTAAACAAATTAACCTACGAACAAAAGAAAAGTCTTCTTAAAAGACCTACCAACGAAATCGTAGCAATCGCATATAAATTAGCATCACGCACGGAGTTCTAAGTTGGACGCCGGACAGGTCATCAAGTCTTTTAAACCACAAAAGACTCTTGAACCCAAGATATGGAAAAACGATAAGTTAGACCCAAAGGTTAGAAAAGTATTGATGCGTGTCGCTGCTAATTTTATAGAAGGTTGGAAACTTAAAAACCCACCCAAAATCAAAGACATTAGATTTACAGGAAGTCTTGCTAACTATAACTGGTCAAAATTCTCAGACATTGACCTCCACGTTATCGTAGATTTTGACGAAGTGAATAAAGATACAGATTTAGTGGATAGGTTTTTTTCGTTTGCCAAATATAATTGGAACAAACAACACGATATTAATGTTGGTCCATACGAAATAGAAGTATATGTAGAAGACGAAGGTGAAGACCACACAG